CCACCAAACGCAACTTGCATATCGCTTGTCAAACGCTTGAGCAAACCCTTGTCTCTGTCCTCTAGGAAAGTTTTTGCCACTTGCTTGCCTGGCCCAGGCAGTTGGTTTACCGCATCCAAATATGCCCTTGTGTTAGGGCCAATATCTGCAAGCGTATAAGGCTTGCCAGACTTGTCTAGGATCATCTTAATGGCTTCATCTACGCCACCAGCATCTGCCCCCAAAGCCTCTCTAATCATCGCCCTAGACTGATCAACGCCCATTCGTTGAGGGTTGTCAAACATGGCACTGACTGCTGACCTGTAACCTTTGCCAACTATAAAACCAAGACCTTTGGCAACTGGCACTGATGCCATAGCTATGCCAGTACCTGTTAAAGCTTCTTGTCCTGTTTCTGGGCTAAATAAAGCAGCTTCAGATTCACCGATACCAGAAGTAGCACCCGCAAGCCCAGCCAATCCCATTTGTCCCATAGTAGAGGAGGGGCCTGGTCGTTTTGTTACAAGTGATGGAAACATTGCGCCGCCAATTTGATAGGCAGCAGACTTCAATGGATTTTCTTGTGAATATTCTGATTGAGCAACCCTCTCAAGAGCAGTGCCAACTTCTCTTGGCGTTGGTTGTGGCTCTTGTGGACTAATCTTTTTCATTGCTTCAGCAATGTTCTTCGGGTCAGAAGAGATAAATGACTTTAAAGCACCAATTCCTTCATCTGAAAAGTTTGCTGTCATTCCTTTTAAAAACTGACCAAACCCGCCAGTTTGCCATTGTCCACTTTGAATTTGACCTAACAACTTAACGCCTTCTGGAGTTATTTTGCCTTCATCCTTAGCAACAAGAAGTTCATTTTGTAAATCTGTTATCTGATCTTTTAATGTTGACATTTTTCTACTCCATTAAGGATTTATAAAGTTACCACGTTGCAATGTGTTTCTTGCAGGAGTTGGTGTTCGGCCTGCGCCTTGTGTTTGCAATTGGATTATGCGCTGACGCAAAATATCTGCTTGTGGTCTATAAAGTGGACTTGTTTGAACATAGTTGTTAAACGCATCATTAAATTGAGTCTGAGCAATAATTGGATTGGCTTTAACAGTATTGGCATTTTGTGCTAACCATTGATTGCTAAATTTAGCCAAGTCTTGCTCACGCTGAAGTTTTAATTCCAATGTGTCCAACAGAATCAAGTTTCCTTGTGGAGACTTTGAAAGACTTGGAGAACCTTGAACAATAAACTTCAAGTCAGTATCAGTTGGATTAACTCCAAGTTTCTTTACTTCTGGTAAAATCACAGAATTAGAAAATGCTTGGAATGCTTCAGCACCCGCAACTCCAGAAACTTTAAAGTTTGGATCAAATGCTTGTCCTGCTCTGGCTAACTGAACCATAGTTTCAGTACCAAATCCCGTTCTTGTTCCTTCATCAATCAAGGCTTTCATACCTTGCACAGTACCTAGAGTATTCCCAGCAACCCTACCTGCCCTTAGATTTGCGGTTAAAGTTTCAGTTAAATCTTCACCAAAACCTTTTTGCATTTGAATTGTTACTGGTGCAGTTATATTTGTAACTGGACGTTTTCCTTCCGATATTTGAGCTGCTTTTTTCTCAACAGCATCAAGTCCAGTTTGCCCAAACTTTGCAAAAATCTTAGCAGGATCATCAGTCCGGTACAAAATGTTGGCAGCATTTGCCAAATCACCTGTAAATGGTCTGGGTTTCTCTCCACCAAAAGCAATTGGTTTATAACCTTGGCCTTCCTCAGTTGGAACTGTATACAGTGTTTCACCTTCTTTAATTGAAACTGTTTCTGGCCTCATTGCTTTTTGTGCAGCAAGTCCCGCAGTTAGTTGAGCAAGACCAGGCGCACCCATTAGTTGCAATTGAGGAGCAACTCTACGAATGTCATAACTTGGTGCAACAGCAGGAATATTCTCAGGCATTGGAGTGCCTTGATCTGCCATCTGTTGACGTTCTTGTACATCCAAAATTTGCTCTCTTTCCGGAGTGCCAGGCTGATAAGCACGTTGTGCAATAAGTTGAGCCAAAGAAGTTTGTCTTTGAGTTTGCATCTGTTGCGCCCTTACTTGTGCCGCATCCGACAATTCAAGCAATTTAAAAGCCAATGGGGTATTGCCCATTCGATTAGCCTCTATAGCCGCCGCCTCTAAAGACTTCGGATCACGCAAGTCCAAGCTCTGCAACAATTGAGATTGCTGAGTGATGCGCTGAAGTTGTGGGTCTTCTATGCCTAAAGCACTGCCAATAGCACCAGTAAGCCCTCTAGCCCCTGCATAGGTCATTGCCGCACCCGCTTCACCAGGAGTCAGTTTGGCAAGGTCAATACCCTCACGCAAAGCACTTCTGCGCTGTTGCTCACCATACATTTCAGGAGTCAACCCAAACAGACCCGCTACGATATTTTCTGCCATGATGATTCCTTACAAATATAAACCGAGGTCTTGGCTACCATAATAGTTACCAGTACCAAATGTGGTTGCTGGTGCGCTCATAGCCGTTGTTGCTGGAACACCACCAAACAATCCACCTACTACTTGACCAAACAAAGGATTAGCCGCTGCTCCAGACAATGCAGAAGCGTATGGGTTTCTAGTAGCATCTGCACCAGTAGCCAAGGCTACGCTTTGACCCGCACCCTGTAAGCCTAAACGACCTACATTGAACCCTGCTGAAGACGTTTCTTTTCCAAGACCAACGCCTAATTGGAAAGGTTGTTGTGCCGCACTCTCCAAAGCTTGCATCTGTCCAAAAGCACTTGTAAATGGTGCATAAGCCGCTTGTTGACCACCATAGTATTGACCCATAGTCTGTGCGCCTGTACCAAGCAATCCCGCACCAAACTGGACTTGTTGTTGACCAAACTGTTGAGCATTAGCCGCCAATTGAGCCTCTTGTTGCGCTCTAGCGTTATACAAAGCCTGTAGTTCAGGAGTAGTAGCACCCAAAGTGCCACCTTGAGCAACAGATAAACCGCCACGACCTTGTTGTTGGAGTCTGTTTTGCAGATTAGCAAGTTCAGTCTCTCTGCCTGGTTGCAACAAAGCCATCTGCTGATTGAGATAGTTCTGAGCAACAGCTTGAGGTGATTGAGCAATGTATTGATTGCCGAGGTTAAACAAGTTCTGTGCGCCTGTTTGAAGAGGAGCAAACTGTTGTTGTGCTTGTTCTGCTTGTGTTAAACCAGCACCCGCTAAAGTAAGGAAGCGGTCTTGAGCATTCTTTGCTTCAGGGCTTAATGTGTATCCTGCGCTAGTGAGTTGACCTGTTTTAGGATCGACTTGGAATTGTGAAGTACCAAAACGAGTGGTCATTCCGATAGGTCTAAACTGAGCCGCTTGTTTAGCAGCAGTTGTCTCTCGGTCAATCATTGCTTGCGCTGCAATAGCCGCATCACGAGATGTTTGTTGTTGCAGAAGACCACCAACAGTAGTTGCACCAGATGTCAGTAAACCACTTAAATTTGTAGGATTTAAAACAGTATTAACCGCACCAGGAATTAACGAAGTTAACGCTGTTGTAAGTGCTGGAGGAATAACTGATGGAGTTACTGAAGGTATTACAGAAGGTATTACTGAAGGTGTAACAGGAGGCACTACAGGAGGTACGACAGGTGGCACTACGGGTGGCACGACAGGGGGTGCTACTGGAGGCACTACAGGTGTTGTTGGGGTTACTGGAGGTGTAACTGGTGTTACAGGAGTAGTAACTGGAGGTGTTAGTAATCCAGGCGTTACTCCGCTTCCACCCGTTAAATTTGTCAAAGTAGGAACAGCCGCCCCCGTAGTTAAAGCAGTCGCTAGGGTTTCAGCACCCAAAGTACCACCGACACCACCAAGAGCTATATCAAGTTGAGCCAATTGACCCATTGTTAAACCAGTAGTGCCAACAGTAGCCGCACCTACACCACCAAATAATCCAGCACCATAACCACCCGCTAAAGCAGCTAAAACTACAGGGTCTGTGATGGCTTGTCCTAATCCTTCTAAAAATGAACCTGCAACTTTTTGTTGTTGAGTAGTTTGTTGGTATTCACCAGTAGGAGAGTAATAATTGATGTTTCCACCAGGCTTGTTTTCACTAGCTTTGTATGTGATGACATTTTCTAGTCCACCAATCTGTTGATCTTCACCAGAACCAATTACTTGATTAACAGCTTGAACATAGGTATCACCAAGCAATACTGCTTGATTAGGAGGGACTGTAGTCGCTACTTGAGCAATAACTTGATTAACTGGAATCCCTGTTGCAGCCGCTATTTGAGTTGGATTCAAATTACCTTGGCTAACTAAATCAAGCACTACAGGTGCGGCTCTCTGCTCTGTTTGACCATACAAAGCGTAATGGGCATCAGCAAACTCCTGTGGTGATAAACCATAGGAATTACTTTGATACGCAGCAGCAACATCTGGATTTGCCGTGAAATAGCTAATAGCCATGATTTACTCCAATTCTTTCGGAACTTGTTTAAAGTTCATGCTTAACTATTGTTACGAGCAGCCTGTGCCGCTTGATAAGCCGCAATAACTTCAGCAGTCCAGACTGTATTGCAAATTGCAACAACATTAGCGGGAACACCTGTTAGGTCTTGTGCGGGTGTGAGGCTTGAACGATGAAAGGTTTGGCTGATTTGATTACCATCTTCCATGATGCGAGTTGCTTCACGATAGAGGACTGTGCCGTTCTCTTGAACAGTAATTTGGTCAACAGTTGTGGTTTTGATTAAAGACATTTTTATTTCCTTTGGTTAAGTGTCTGACTAGCAAATCCATGCTAGTTAAGTAATGATAAAAATTTATACATTAAAAGAAAAATTCCAATGATAAGTTCGACCAGCAGTCCAACTCAATGGCCCATTACCAGTAATACCTAAAAGATATCCACCTGTACTAGATGACTCAAGTACTGAAAAATAAACATCGCCTGTTGAGTCAGTTTCTCTAGCAACACCATGTGCTTTAAAATTGCTATTATTAGTAAAAGGATACGCATTTACATTTGCATATCCACTGGCTGTGCCAGTTGTAACAATAGCAAATTGTGCATTTATGTAAACAGTTCTACCGACTTTTGTGTAAGTTCCGCTAGAAGTGTAAGAAGTTAAAGAACCAGTTTGAGGTGTAATTACAGGTGTCCAAGTCCCTTCTTCATAATCGTCTAAAGTATTAGCGTCTGATGATGCTGATTGAGTTGCGGGGAATGTGATGCCAGCACCGCTTGTTGATGGTGTTGCATCTCCAACAGAAATTGTTGTTTTTGTTTTTAACCCTGTTGAGGTGAGGCGCATTTGTTCTGCATTTGAAATCTGAAAAACCAAATTAGTTGGTGCTAGGGTCAGCATTGTGTTTTGCGAACCATCTAGGAAATTTATTCCATTTCCACTTCCTGTTTGCAAATATAAATTATTGTCTGATGACCTTCCAAATATAGTAGCCGTACCAGCCGAGGGGAGTGTAGTACCACCAAAAGCCAATCTAGGTGTCGTTGCAGTAGTCCCATCAAAAGTAAGCGCAGAGCCAGTAGCCAATGCACTAGAACTAGATGCGTACACCACACCATTAGCTGTGAATGATGTTAGGTTTGTACCGCCATTGGCAGTAGGTAAAGTTCCTGTCACTCCAGTTGTCAGAGGCAAACCAGTTGCATTAGTCAATGTTGCACTTGCGGGTGTTCCCAAAACAGGAGCAACAAGAGTCAATGCTGTGCCATTAGTTGTAGCACCTGTAATACCACCAAAAGCACCCGCATTGTTGTATTGAACTTGAGTTGTAGAACCGCCAGGAGTGCCACCACCACCTGATGCAGCAATAGTTTGATTAGGCCATGTACCAGTAACAGTTACGTTTGTACCTGCAACTATGCTAGGAGTTGCTGTTCCTGTTCCACCATTGGCGACAGGAAGAGTTCCTGTTACACCTGTGGACAAAGGCAAACCAGTTAAGTTTGTAGCAGTACCGCCTGATGGAGTACCCAAAGCACCACCATTGACCACAACCGCACCAGAAGAGCCTGTATTGACCGCTAGAGCCGTTGCTACACCAGTTCCTAAACCTGATACACCAGTAGAGATTGGAAGACCTGTAGCGTTCGTTAAAGTTGCGCTAGTAGGAGTTCCAAGAATAGGAGTCACCAAAGTAGGTGAAGTGGCGAATACTGCTGATCCTGTACCTGTCTCATCTGTCAAAGCACCTAAAAGGTTAGCAGAACTAAATGATCCCAAAGAGGTAGCATTGCCAACAGAAGTGACTGCACCAGTTAAGTTAGCGTTAGTAGTGACGTTACCCGCAGTTAAGCCAGATGCAGTGCCTGTAATGTTTGTGCCAACCAAGGCAGATGGAGTGCCTAAAGCGGGAGTAACAAGAGTAGGGCTTGTGGCAAACACCAAAGAACCCGTACCTGTCTCATCAGTAACCGCAGAGATCAGATTGGCAGATGATGGAGTACCTAAGAATGTAGCTACACCAGTACCTAAACCACTCACACCCGTAGAGATTGGCAGACCCGTAGCATTTGTTAACACTGCGGAACTTGGTGTACCAAGGGCAGGAGTTACAAGTGTTGGCGAGTTTGACAACACTACAGCAACTGTGCCTGTTGAGGTAGTTACGCCTGTACCACCATTGGCTACACCTAAAGTCCCTGTGATGTCAGCAGTAGAAAGGCTTACTGCATCCCATGAAGCATTAGTTCCATCGCTTTGCAGATATTTGTTTGCGGCAGATGTTTGACTAGGCAAGAGGTTATTCAGTGCGGCAGTAGCCGTAGAAGCACCAGTACCGCCATCTGCAACCGCTAAATCAGTAATACCAGTAATTGAACCACCAGTAATATTGGCAGAAGCATTGTCTGTTTTTGTGCCAACAGCAGTTTGAATATTATTAAACTCTGTATCAATCTCAGTACCCTTAACAATCTTTAAAGGATTGCCAGGTGACAGATTATCTTTACTGGCGAAATTGGTGGTCTTTGTATAATTTGACAAGGTAATTCTCCTTAACCTATTTTGCCATCTTTGGCTTGAATTTCAATCTTTTGTAGAGAAAACGATGTTCCATTTATCGTAGTCTCATATCCAGTTTGGACAATCTTTCCCGCACCTGAAGCATTAGCAGAAAGAGTCTTAATCGGAACGCCACTTGTATATTCAGCAATATTGTACTCAGCAGTGCCATATTCATAACTTGTTTGAGTAGGAATGTAGACGTTTTCAGCACGATAAGAGCCTGAATAATCAAAGCCCCAATTGATAGATAGAAACTGGTTTGATCCACCAATCACAATGGCAGTTACAGACTTCAGAATAGAAATCTGATTAGGGTTTCCCAAGTCAGCATTGTTTGTGTAGTACGCAAATCGGTACGTTGTTGAGTCATCAAGGTAAGTTCCATACTTACCGATATACCCATTCTTACCAATGTACAAGTCGCCATTACGCAAAGAACGCAAGGAAGTAGGTGCAATAGAGTCCCATTTTGTTACACGAGAAGCCCCATCTTGCAAAGATTGCTTGGTATCGAAGCAATAAACTTGGAACGTAGCGGGTAAAACAAGCAGATAAAAGGCTTCTTTTTCTGAGTAAACAGACTTGATATTAGCCAATGTTTCGCTTGCTAAAGATGAATTTAGGTCAAAACGAACATTTTTAGATAAATCTCTCAGAGGAGCAGACTTCTCTTGAATAGTCCTCATCAATGAACGAACACCTGAATCTGACAAGAAAATAACATCAGAGCCAACGCTTTGAATGGTATCTCTAGCAATACAGCCAATAGAGCCAATTGTGTCGCTTAAAACAATAGTTGCAGGTGTAGAAGCACCAGAGTAAACAAGAATTTGTCGTTTACCAAAGATAAACAAGAAATCATTGTGAGCTGCCAAGCCCATGACTTCATCCGCACCATTAGGCCATACACGGGATACATCCAGTGAGCCTGAAGTGCCTCCACCCCATACATGACCTGCAATTAGATCAGAAAAGGTGATAGTTACTTTGTCTGTAGAAGTGTTAGCTACCCACAATCTGCCAAATGCTGACAAGCAGATATTGGCTTGTGGAACAGTAGAAACATAACCCGTTTTCTCAGATACTCTTCTAAATGTTGTTGTGCTAACAGCGGGGTCATAA